GTCTACCAGACAGCACGCAGGATTCGCCGCCGCAGGCGCAGTTGACCATCGACAATGTCTCGCAAGAAATAACGCAGACGCTGCGAACGATCTCGTCCCCCGTATCGGTTCTTATGCAAGTCATTCGGGCATCCGACCCTGACACGATTGAGATGGCTCTCCCGGATTTTGTGTTGCGCGGCGTTAAGTGGAACGTGCTCACGATCTCTGGGAACTTGCTTTTGGAAGATTTCGTTTCAGAGCCGTACCCAGCCGGCACCTTCTCGCCAGCGCAGTTCCCCGGCTTGTTCTGATGGAGCTGTTGGAATTTGCGCGGCACGCCATAAGCGTGCCGTTCGTTGAACGTGGGCGAAGCTGGGAGGGGTGGGACTGTTGGGGTTTGATCTGCGTCGCTTATCGAGAGCTTTTTGGCTTCGAACTGCCCGACTTCCTGGACCGCTACAAGACCACGCACGAGAAACGCGACTTATTCCGCCTCAGGCGAACGTTCGTCAACGAGAAGACAATGGGGTGGTCAGAGCCGTCTGATCCGGCTCCCGGTGATGTGGCAATCATTCTGAGGCAAGCGGTGCCGATCCATATCGGTCTGCTATTGACGCCTGACAGGATACTCCACGCGGAGAACGGAACAGGCACCGTGCATGAGCCGCTGTCAGCGTTCAGGATTGAGGGTTTCTATCGACATGTCCACGTTTGATGTTGTTGCCGCCCCACACCCGCTGAAGGTTGAGACCAAGCGGTACGAATTGCCGGTTGGTCTGACGCTGGAACAGATGTTTGATGTGGTTCAGCCGGACCCGATCTTGATGCGTCACGCGATAGTGTTTGTCGGCGGAGACCTTGTGCCGCGTGAGTATTGGCATTTGGTTCGGCCAAAGGTTGGCGCTGACGTGACGGTGCGCGTGGTTCCTGCCGGTGGTGGCGGGAACAAAAATTTGTTGAGGACGTTGCTGCAGATCGCAGTGATTGCGGCATCAATTGCGTTTGGACCTGAAATCGCAGCCATCGGCCTAGGCGTTGAGGTGGCCGCTGTAACCGCCGTCGAAGCGGCTGTAGCGTCGGCATTGATCAATTTAGCGGGCAATCTGTTGATCAACGTCATCGCACCAATTCGACCAGCACCAACTGGCGGTGACCAACCTCCAAGCCCAACGTTCGCCATCGAAAACGCCCGCAACACGGCGCGCACGTTCCAGCCAGTTCCGGTGGTCCTTGGTCGCCACCGCCAAGTTGCTCCGCTTGGATCGCAGACGTTCACCGAGATCGTCGGTGATGACCAGTATCTGAGGGTGTTAGTTGTCTGGGGCTATGGGCGTCTGAAGATCGAAGACGTCCGCATTGGTGAGACTTCGATCGATGAATTCGAAGATGTCGAGATCGAGCATCGCGAAGGGCAACCGGGAGACGCGCCCTTCACCCTGTTTCCCAGCACGGTCGATCAAGACGCGTTTTCGATAACGCTGTTCCAAGCGGATGGCTTCTCGCAACGCACCAGCGGCCCTGACGCCGACGAGCTGAGTGTCGACTTCCTGTTCCCAAAAGGACTGGTCGTCGTCAACGGCGAGGGCGAAACGCTCATTCGTCCGATCACGATGGAGATACAGTTTCGTAAAGTCGGTGATGTCGACTGGCTAACGCCGACCTTCACGGCGACAACTATCTCACCCGACAACATCTCGGGATCTGAGGTGACGATTGTCGGCCGGCGCGAAGAGGCCGTCAGATATGGCTTCCGTTGGTCGACGCCGGAGCGCGCACAGTACGAGGTGAGGTGCCGGCGACTGTCGGACGATTTGGGGCTGTTTTTCCGGAACGCCTTCGACGAAAGCGCCTGGGTCACCTTGCGAGCGATTACCAACGAAGATCCGCTAAACTTCTCACATCCGGTCGCTGCAACGGCCTTGGTGATCCGGGCGACCGATCAATTGAATTCCACTGTCGACGAACTGAACGCCATCGTCTCGTCTTACGCCCTTGATTGGAATGGCGCAGCTTGGGTAGAGCAGACAACCAGTAACCCGGCCTCGCTCTACCGGCACGTGCTTCAAGGTAATGCCAACGCGCGGGCCTTGACGGATAGCCGCATCGATCTCGACGGGCTCCAGAAGTGGCACGACACGTGTGCTGCCAACGGGTTCGAGTTCAACATGATCCGCGATTTCTCCGCCAGCGTTTGGGACACGCTTGCTGACATCGCTTCAGTAGGCAGGGCGTCACCATCGCAAGTCGACGGTAAATGGTCGGTGGTTTGTGACGTTCTACAGACGGTGCCGACACAACATTTCACGCCGCGCAACAGCAACAGCTTTCGTGTTGAGCGCGGCTTCCCGGATATGCCGCATGCGCTTCGGGTCAGGTTCAATAACCGCAATGAGGATTGGCGGCAAGACGAGCGGATCGTTTATGACGACGGCTATGACGAAAGCAACGCTACGGATTTCGCTTCGCTCGATGCGCCGGGGATCGATGACCCGGATCACATCTGGAAATTCGCCCGCTTTGCCATAGCGCAGGGGCGCTTGAGGCCGGAGCGCTGGACGTTCAACGTCGACTTCGAACATCTGGTCGCGCGCCGCGGCGACATGGTTCTGATCACGCACGACGTGCTTCTGGTCGGGATCAAGTCAGGGCGCATCAAGTCGCTGATCTTTGACGGCAGCAACAACGTTACCGGCCTTGTGTCGGACGAAGAACTGCCGATGGAGGAGGGCAAGAGTTACGGCCTGTCATTTCGGGCCGTCGGCGATCATGAGATCACACGCCAGGTTGTCACTACCGTCGGGGAACACAACACGACGGTGACCTTATCGACGCCGATCACCGAGGCAGAAGTCATGTCGTCTCAGCTTCTCGCTGGCGATCTGTTTGGTTTCGGCGAACTGGGTAGCGAGACCATTGAAGGGCTGGTGATTGCGGTTGAGCCGGACTCCGATCTAGCGGCGAAGCTGTCTGTCGTTCCGTACTCGCCGGCTGTCTACTCAGCCGACACAGGAACGATACCGGCTTACGATAGCGGCCTGACACCCTTAGCCACCACACCGAGTCTGGTTGTCACCGGCATCCGATCCGATGAAAGCGCCCTGGAGCGCGGCGCTGGCAACACATTGCTGGTCAGGATCGCCGTTCAGCGTCCAGGCGTTATCTTCGCGGCGCAGATAAGGGCCAGTGGAACCGACGAGTCTTTCTTGCCGGTAAAGGTTGTCGGGTTGTCGGACAGTGAGGTGTTGATTGGCGATGTACAGGAAGGCCAAACGTATGACCTTCGCCTGCGCTGGAACGACCCGACAAAGCTGATCCCTGGCGCCTGGACGCCAATCAACAACCACACCGTTGTCGGCCAGACAACGCCGCCCGGCGGACTGACAGATCTGACGATTTCGGTTGCCGGAGGTCAGGCAATACTGCGGTGGGGAGCGCCGGAAGAGCTGGACGTCAAGTTCGGTGGTGTCGTCCGTTTCCGCCACTCGTCGGAGTTGGACGCATCGTCTGCCTCATGGCAATCGTCGACATCGATCAGCCGAACGGCGCGAGCCGAGGATCTGATCGTTGCCCTGCCATTAAAGCCCGGCACTTATCTTGCACGGGTATTCGACAGGGGCGGGCGGCAGAGTACCGACGTTGCCAAGATATCGACGAAGCAAGCCTCGGTGCTTGCGTTCACGACGCTGGGCACTGCGGTAGAGCATTCCGCCTTCTCAGGCGTGAAGTCCGGCACAGTCGCAATCGATGGCAAGCTTCAGTTGGCGTCCGTCGGATTGATCGACGATCAACCGGATTTCGATGCGATATCGACCTTCGATGCGCTAGGTGGGCTGGCTACGTCTGGCACATACACATTCGCCGCGGGCCTTGATCTAGGATCGGTGACGAGGACTCGGCTCACCTCGAACATCGTCGCGCAGAGCATTAATCTGTTGGACATGATCGACGACAGAACGGACCTGATCGATACGTGGCAGGACTTCGACGGGAATGATCAGGCCGTCGGAGATGTCATCGTTGAGGTCCGCCATACCGACGATGATCCTGGCGGGTCACCGACATGGTCGGACTGGAACACGCTCGACTCTGCGGAATTCGAAGCGCGCGGCTTTCAGTTCAGGGCGCACCTTATGACCGAAGACCCAGCGTTCAACATTCAAGTGAGCGAACTATCCGTGACAGCGGAGGAGACGACTTAGAGATGGCAAAGAAACCGGCCGCGAAGGCCAAGCCAAAGAGCCCCGTCACATACCGTGTCGGGGTTTTTGATTCCTACAAGGATTTGGTTGGCGAGCGAACTGTCACCGAGATGACGGAGTACGATATCGCGATTGGCGATCTG